TATGGCATACGGTTGCACTTACGCATTATTATGCATGGGGTAGAACACAGCTTTATGTAGATGGAGAACGTATCCCCCGCTCGACTATGATCAGTGAAAAGGTGGTTCCCAAGAAATTCATTATTAACGAATTTGGCAAAGCACCCGAATCGGCAGCTTATCGTGAATTGTTCCTTTTCCGCTCCGGAATGTGTGCCGAAGAAATTGCTGCACTGCATGAGGGTAAAATGTTAAAATCAAGTCTGGAAATATATGCTCCCTTAGATGGAAGTGCAGAAGGCAGTGCGATAGTAGAGAATAAGGCACAAAGTCTGAATACACTGACTCTCGAAGAACAGACTCCGACAGGAGTGAGAAATATGATTTTCTCCGATAAAGACAGAGATGTAAAAGAGGTGACCGTATATTCTTTGGCAGGACAGCAATTGTTTCGTACATCAGGGGTGAATTTAGATTATGACAGAAAACTCTCGAAAGGAATTTATATTGTTAGAGCCAAAACAATAAAGGGTGATATTTTAACACAGAAAATTGTTGTGGAGTGAAAAACTTATTTGTATGGTTCTTTACAATTTTAGGAAAAACATGATAAATGTAGAAATGAATTTAATTTTAAAATAAAAAGTCATGAAAAAATTATTATTACTCAGCATGGCATATTTTCTTGCCAGTGTATTTTCTTTTGCAGGTTTCACTAATGTCATTAATAGTGAAACAACAATCACAGCCTCCGCACCTGGAAACTGGGGAGAAGTGGTAGAAAACTTGAGAGACAACAATACAGGTACCAAGTACAGTTGTTTCTTTAACTCGAATTCGGGGATCTCAATTCAGTATGAATTAGCCTCCTCTGTAACTCTATATAAATATACTCTTACCAGTTCCAATGATTCTCCCGGACGGGATGGTAAAGCATGGACTTTCTCAGGTTCAAATAATGGGACCGACTGGAATGTTTTGGACGAAAGAACCAATGAGTTTTTTATAGAGAGATTTTACACAAATGAATATGTATTAAGAGGAAATAATACTGCATATAAGTATTATCGTTTATTTGTTACTGAAATAATTGGTAGTGATCAACTATCTTTCTCTGAATGGAAACTCTTTACAGAAGATGATTCAACAATTGTTCCTGCAACATTAAAACTTACAGGTACTGCAGTAGCCGAATTTACTGATGATATCGAATTAGGATGGAAAGGAAGCTGTTACGAACTTTACACATCACTGAAATCAGGTAACTATTCTTTTGATGGTGATAATGATTTATCCGGTGGAACCATTACAGTTGATAACGATGACGCCGTTCCCTACCGTATCCGTGTGGATTATAAAACCCTTCCGGCAGCAATAACTATTGAGGAAATAACAAAAATGTATTTATGGGTACCCTGGTCTCAAAAAAATGTAGCTGAATTAACTTATGTTGGTAATTCAACATTCAAAGTGGAGGATATTACTTGTAGTACAGAAGATTGGTCGGGAACTAATTGGGAAGATAGGCATCGTGTAAGAATAGAGTTTGAAAATGAAGCTTTAGAAACTTACGGACCAACAAATGGAAACAAATTTTTTATAGTAGGCAATAGTCAATGGGGTCCAAGTGATTACAACTACGATGTAGATGCTAAATATAAAAACACAGGTGTTCCTTTTAATGCAACAGTAGTCTTTAATCCTTCCGGTAATTATACATACTCATTAACAGATTACATCCCACCGATGCCTGAAACCCTCTCAATACAAGGAACTGCTGTTGTAGAATCAGAAGGAACATCCTTAGCAATGAAACGCGATGGAGTTATTTTTGAACTATACACATCATTAAGTAATGGCGATTATTCCTTCGTGGGAGATGACAATCTTAGCGGCACATTAGATATAGATGAAGAACCTACACCTTACCGAATACGAGTAAACTACACAACGAATCCAGCTATAATCTCTTTTGAAAAAATAACAAAAGCTTTTTTATGGGTACCTTGGTCTCAAAAAACTGTAGCCGAATTAGATTATATTGGTAATTCAACATTCAAAGGGAAGAATATCATTTGTAGCACACAAGATTGGTCGGGAACAGATTGGGAAGATAGACATCGAGTAAGAATAGAATTTGAAAATGAACTTTTAGAAACATATGGACCAAAAGATGGAAGTAATTTTGTTTTGGTAGGTAATAGTCAATGGCCTCCAAGTGATTATAACTATAATGTAGATGCTAAATATAAAAATACGGGAGTTCCTTTCAATGCAAAAGTAAACCTTGGTGCCTCTGGTGATTATACATATTCTATAGAGGACATAATAATAACAAAATTAAATGACATATCAGTAAAGGCAACTATTTATCCTACTATGGTTTTTGATAATATTCATATTATGCTCCCAGAATCTGGCTTTGAAGTAGAGTTTGTATCTATTTCGGGACAGACGGTTCTAAGAGGTTCTACAAATTCAGAAGAACTTACTTTCAGTGGGATTAATATTGCAAAAGGTATTTATTTGGTTAAAGTAACTCAAAATGAACAAATTGTTTCAGTACAACGTATCATTAAACGATAATTAACTACAAATATAATTTTAAAAGCTATGCAACTATCCAAACTTTATGTATAGTTGCATAGCTTTATAGTAAAAATGAAATAAATATTTTGGTGGGTTCTAAAATATATAGTACTTTTGCTTCTCGAATTAAAAATAAAAAAGTGATACAGCGCGTATCACTTTTTCAGAATAATCACATAACATTAAGCCCGGATGGTGAAATTGGTAGACACGCTAGTTTCAGGGACTAGTGGCCGCAAGGCTGTGCAGGTTCGACTCCTGTTCCGGGTACTTACTGTAAATTTGCGCAGGTGGTGAAATTGGTATACACGCTACTTTGAGGGGGTAGTGCCGGCAACGGCGTGTGAGTTCGAGTCTCATCCTGCGCACTATAGTTATATAAATATCTGATTTTCAATAATCTCCAAGTTCAAGTAATGTCATAGTGTATAATTTAGTGCATAAAAACATTGCTTATGAAAACTCAGAAACATTTTACGATACCAAAACTTTGTACATGCAAAGGTGACTTATCAAAAGCTTGGTATGTCTATTTTTACTATACCGACTTATCAACCGGAATTAAGAAGTTATGTCGTTATAAATTTGGGATAAACAAGTTTAAAACCAAACGCGAACGTGAACAAGAAGCCGGTAGTATAATTACGGCTTTACATCTCAAATTAAAAGATGACTGGAATCCTATCACCAACAAGACAGAAAAGCAAGAGTATAGAGATATAACTACGTCTGAGGCTTTTGACGATATCCTATCTATCAAAAAAGCATTTATCACACCACGTTCATATAAGACATATTACGATCAAACAAATCTGTTTAAAAAGTGGTTAAACATACGTAAACTTGACAAACTCTTTGTTCAAAATTTTACAAATTTTTACGCACGCCAGTATTTTGATTGGTTGCTGCGTGATAAAGGTTACTGTGGAAAAACACACAATGGACATTTAAACACCCTGAGATCGTTTTTCAACGCTTTATCAGAACGACAGATTATCAAACAAAGTCCTATCAATGGAATTAAAAAACTCCCGGAGGACCAGGGAAAGAATACAAACTACTCAACTGATGAAGAAAAACGTATTATTGAGTACTTATTAAAAAATGACATTAAATTTTATTATGCAACTCGTTTTGTCAAATACTGTTTTTTTCGACGTTCGGAGCTTGCGAAGCTTCAGGTTAAACACATACGCTGGGAAAATAAAACTATCGTTGTGCCTTCGGAAAGCGCCAAATCACGTATACAGGATAGCGTGACCATATCCAAATCACTTGAAAAAATAATCGAAAGTATGGAAATTCTAAAATTAAATCCGGATACGTATGTTTTTGGAAAACATTTTTCACCAACACTAAAGAAATTAAATCGTGTTGATGATTTTTCAGATCGGCAGCGAGAAGTTAATCGGGAGTTGAACGTTAAGAAAGAATGCACGTTTTATTCATGGAAACACACCGGCGTTGTTGAATTATATAACATTGTCAAGGATCCGTATGTGGTTATGCGCCAATGTCGGCATTCTGATATTAAAATTACAATGATTTATCTTCGATCATTGGGATGTGGGGTTAACGAGCAGGTTAGGGAATGGTAATAAAATAGCCGAACTTCACAGCTCAGCTATTTTCAAACAACTTTTAATTTAACACATGAAAAATTAAATCATTGTACAATATATCCTATTCCAAAAAATTTATCTCTATTCCCCTTTTTTCCAAGCGATAGCCAAAGTCCACGCTTTTCGCCCCTTTCTATACTTTTAATATATAAAGTATCTGTTATCATTCTTTGAATTATCTCTATGCTGTCTAATTTTACTTGAAATCCTGATACGTAAACTGTATAAAGAGAGTCTTTATATGTTTTTTGAGTAATTTCTATGCTGTCTTTTGGTGCAGGAATTTTCTCTATAATTTTTTCTACTATCGGAACAGGTTTTACAATTTTAATTGTATCATAAAGAGTATCTGTTTTGTGTTCTATAATTATTTCAGGCACTTTATTTTCGCAAACATAAAGACTGTGTTTTAGCTTTTCAATCTTATTATTCTTTACACTAAGAGCAAATATGAGAGAAAAGAACACAAGAAATATTACCCCATATAAATAGGGCTTAATCTTCTTTAATATGTCTATTATTGTTTTCATATTTTTGTTGCGGATATTGGAATTGAACCAACACGCTATCCTCTATGTTTTAAGAAATAAACAATTCATATTCTTCATTACGTCTCGCTACCAATCCTTTCAATACCTTACCGTTAGAAGTAGTATATCGTGTCTTAATCCATGTAGCTGCATCTTTAAACTTCTTTTCATTAATCAATTTAAAAAGTGTATCACTTCCCCCTGTATTGAATGTATGAGAAAGTACTGCGTCATATTGATTTTGGCTTACACTTACTGTAAGTCGTTTTTCGAGTATCTTCTCAAAGGTCTTGATAGTTTCCCTTAGTAACACCTCTCCTTCGTCTTTAGTGATCGCTTTATCTTTTAATGTTACCTTTTTGCCATCAGGATAAAACGTTGAACCATATCCAATAGTTGCTTTACCTGCTGGACAAAGATATGGTTTCGAGGAAAAACCCTCATACTTTTTTATCCGTTCTACTGCGTTTTGACTTGCTTTCATTTTGTTCTTCTTTTTCTACTATATCCGATATTGCATCTCCAAAGAGTTCTTTAAATTTTAATGCTATAAAAGCATAAAGTATTCTAAAGAAAAGTATCTTCGGATATACAGTTTTTAAATTTCTCAATGAGTTTCTAAAGTAAACATATATTGCTATACCCATAAGTGTTTGAACAGCTACAACGCTACTTCCGTCTATACCCATAAGGTCAAATATGCTCTTAATAGAATAGATGACTACAAGTATCAGCGCAAACTCCGCCAGACTGTCTTTAAACTTATTTCCGTTGAAATTTTCAAACCATACGACAGGCGGAAGTAATCTTTTGAGTTTCATCTTGACCTCGTCAGCTCGAAAGCCCGCAAGTATGTTCATGGAAAATGAAATAAAAAGTGCTATTACAAAAGTGTAAGTACTCTCAAAATAGCTTGTAATTGCTACTAAAATTGTAATTGCAAAGGCTCTTAACCCATCTATTATCCCCTCTTTATCGAAATAGTTTGTTAATCTCATTTTACTTTAAATTATCGTTACATACATTAAGTTATGGTCACTCGCTTTATTGTCTCCAATTACGTTTATATCATACATGTTTCCAAAATTCACAAAGATATTATCAGGAGTTGCAGGTTCTTTATATCCATATCCATGATATCCTGTAAGGTCTTTGTTTAGTTTGGTAAATTGGTTATCTTCTAAGTATTTAAAGACAATATTATCCTCTTCTTCTGCTGGTATATTGAAATCTCCAAGTATAGCTCTCTTGATGTTTCCATAAGGGTACGTTACAATCTCTTTTATATCTTCCATTTTATCCTCGACTAATGAAAGATGGATAGATGCAAAAGAAATAGAGTATTCTCCAAAGTGAACTCTCACAACAGGAACATCACGCTTTGAGGGTACTTGTATTATATCCTTCCATTGAGTGAGCAACTCTTTCTTCCAAGCTATCAAATTACCACCATGAAAAATACCGTCATCTCTAAATGGTGCATAATGGAAGTTGTACCCTCTTAAGAACAACTTCAAAAGCCAAAGGTGCGGTGTTTGGACTTCCTGAAAAGCTATAACATCAGCATCTACTTTTTTGATGTTTTTAAGGATGCGTGGAAATCTTAAAAGAAGTCCCCTACCTTTTTTAATATCATCACCTTTGATTATTCGTAAGTTATAAGTTGCTATCTTCATATTAATTTTATTTTAAAGTTCTCTAATAAACATTCTACTTCTTGCCATAGAAGTTCCACTAAAAAATACTATGAGTTCAAAAACTTTACTATTAACATCAGCAAGAGATATATATGTATTTATTATCATTTGAGTTTCTCCAACTAAAGATGTAAATATTGTATAATCATAATAACCTATACTAACTCCATTTCCATGATTAAATCCTGAACCATTATATCCGTTTTTATTAGTTATAATGTCATATGTTTTAGTATTGCCTGATATAGTTTTACATGTCACATCACCCATATTTGAGTAATTATTTCGAACATATATCCTTAAGTCTAATTCCGCTATATCAATATACATAGAATTACCACCACTTGTTAAACTTGCTGTTTTAGAATAAGTTTTCTTATATGGTGCAAAGCTGTCTGTATAACCCGCTCCTTCACCTGTTCTAACAGGAAAATGGTTTTGAGGAATAGTAAGTTCTGGAGATGCTGAAAGGTCTACCATAGTGGCATAAGCTATATCTATAGTTGGAGAACTTACAGAAGATGAATAAAAATAAACATAACCTGCATCTCCTAATGTTCCAGAAGAACCCATTTTATATATAAATACATACTCTTTCCAGTCACCTGTTCCCATTGAATGTGTTAATGTATATACACCACCTCCAGTACCCATACCATTAGAAGTAGGAACAGCTTGAACATTTTCTGGAATTTTAGCAATAATTCTTAAAGCGTAATAACCATTAAGTTTAGGATTGTAAGCAAACGTAAAACCTCCTTTATCATTACCTAAATGGTCAGAAGTAGTACATCTTATAAAATAATTTGTATCATTGGGAGCTGCACCTGACATTCTTGTAAGAGAACCCAAGCCTGCTTGATAATTATACACCTGCAATCCATTTAGCCCATTTCTAAAAGTAGGGTCTTGATAAAGTAATCTACCTTTAGATAGAGCTATTATATCAGCTGCTGCTAGTCCGTTGATTGCTGCATATAGGTTATTATTATTTCCCTCTACTAATAGAGATCCATTAGAATCCCTTTGAGCAACCACGCCTGGAATTTTGTCAGCACTTAATAAAATCCAACTATTAGCATTTCCAGGACCTTCAGCTCTTAATGGTAAAGTCCAACCAGGAATAATATTATTTGGTGCTTTCTCATTTAGCTCTTTTCTATACAAATCAACTATACCAAGACCATCAACATAAGTCAACCATCTTTTTACAGGGATAAAAGCAATACTCGCTGTTCCTGTTGCATAACCTAATTCAACATATATCTTATTATCTACAGATGTAGGAAGTGTTTGAGTAAAATGGGATGTAAGACTTGTATTATCTATCACAAACTTACCATCAGATGTTGGACTGCCAACCAAATAAAGAGGTTGATAAGCAGTAAGAGTAAGACCGTTGAGAGAGTTGGTGATAGTCATAGATGTCTGACTTAAAAAGAACGACCCATTACTTCCATTAGCTACAGTTGATGAAGAATTTAAAACAAAGTTACTAAACAGATCTATTGCATCTGTTCTTTTAACAAGACTTGGAACAGAGCCAGAAGCGTATATCGATACGTATTGTCCGTCTTTAATATATCCAAGCTCATTGCCATTTACAGTTCTACCTGAATTATTCCTAACAGTAATATATGGTTGATTATCAGAATCACTTGTTCTATAGCTTCCAAACAGTTGGTAAGTATTATTAGGAGCGACCGCAAGCATAGCAACACCATTAGCACCTAAAGTAAGTGTAATAGTAGAAGCGTTGGTTGAACCAAGAACTATATTCTTAGCACCTCCCCCATTAATGTTTAAAGTTGGTGTATTAACAGAATTACCAAGAGTAAATGTAAGCATTAAAATATCCCCAACAGCGGGTGTATAATCTGCTATTGTACAGGTTTTAGCAGCAGTTGCAGCAGCTGTACCTATAGTAGCAGTTATAATCTTAGGTTGCTTAGAATCAATCTTAGGTCTTAAGACATCATTAACTAACTTCTGCAAATTACTTAAATCTATTAATTTCTTTGCCATATTCTATATTTTAATATTACCAAGCTAAAGCTGCTATTTCAAGCTCTGTGGCGTAAGTCATATCATCAACTTTAGTTTTAATTGGGTTGAATTGACCTGCATTAATAAGTTCATTCCCTACTTCACCATTAAGTGCTCTTAACTTTCCTTCAGAGCTTCGTTCTGCTATAGTATTAGGTGTAGGGTCATCAGTAACTAATTTTCCAGTATCTGGTTCATTAAATTCACCACCGGTATCACTCCATCTATAAGGTACATTAAACTGCCGAATTGTTAATTTATTGGCTTTCTCACTACCCATAGCATTAACAATACTATTAACGTTAGTTATATTAGCAATATCTGTAGCAGCCACTCCATTAGCTACCTTTGCTCTGCCGTTAGCATCTCTTTTTATTATTGTATTTGCAGTAGCAGCATCTGTGCTTGATACGTTATCTACATTACCCAAACCAACATCTCCTTTTGCTAAAGTTACAACCCCTGTTTTTCCAGCAACACTTTTAACAGGGGATAAAGCATCAATAGCTTCTTTTGTCCTAAGGGGAGTCATTAACTTAGTATTATCAGCACCACCCTCTGCTTCCGTTTTAGTAGGTAGTTGAGCACTTATATTATTTCCAGACTTTGTTAAACCTGTACCAGCCACTATATCAGATGCTTGAAAATCTTTTGTGAAAGTCAGTGCTGTAGTACCAACCGTGATAGGGTCATCAGTTGTTAAGACATAACGAGAATCACCATTAGTAGTACCTTGATTAACCCACACAGCCATACCGCCTTTAACCATATCATTGAGAGCATCGGAAGCTCTTGCCCAAGCACCAGTAGCAACAACGTAAATACCATTAGCGGAAGCAGTAGTTTGATTTTTAACAAGTACTCTATCACCTGCAGCAACAGCAACACCATCAATGGTTTGAGTACCTGATAATGTAATATTAGCAGTTGTAGCAACTTTTACAGGATCTTTAATTTGAAGACCTGCACGAGCAGAATCGACATAGTCTTTATTAGCAGCATCAGTACCTAACGATGGAGAACCTAAATTGGTTATTTTCTTTGAATTCCAACCAACGTCAGCAGAAGGAGCAGTAAATTCATGAAGTGCCAATCCTCTGGCAGCATCACGAGCAGTTGTATTAAAATCACTAATCTTAGAGGCTGTTAATTGCGGAATATCACCAGCATTCAAATCAGCACCCCCTGTAACCAAACCTTTACTGTTATAAGTAATTTTAGCCTTCGTTCCTGCAGTAACAACATCATTTTTTAAAGTAACTGGGATGCTAATAGGAGTTGTAGAAAAGTCTGTGGATACTGTACCTGTAGCATCACCTGTAAGATTTATCGTCTTACTTGCAGAAAGTTTAGTAGCAGTACCTGCATTGCCTGTAACACTTGTTTGTAGTTTGTGCTTATGGTCAGCTCTGGCAACTTTCGTGGAAGCTCCTTTACTTGCATTTGATGCTGGGTCACCAGGTAGGTCACTATCACTTGCTAATAAAACCCCACCCTTTACTGATTCTGTTGCATCAGGTAGAGAGTAGTTATTAGCATTATCTGCTATGCCATCAACTTTATTTTTGTAAGCATTAGTAAAGTCGTTTTCTGATAAACCTTTGCCGGTCATTTTATCTACTTTCTCATCTGTTACAGCTTGTACTATACCAGCAAACTGCTGTAAATTTTCTAATGTAATTATTTTCTTTGCCATAATATTTTGTTTTTATTTGTTTTATAACCATGCTAAATCACTTATATCTTCTGTGTCGGCGTATATGAAAGTATCAGCAATAGCCTGACCTATCATCACTTCAACATCTACAAGGCGAACAAGGTCTTGTGGAGATTCAGGAGCTGTTGACGAAGACGGTGCCTCCATCCCATCAAATACGACTTGTTGAAGAAAAAAAACATCACCATCAAATACATTTGAACCTGTGAAGAGATTATTCTTTGGGCGTATATCTGACTGCTCTCCAACATAAGCTTTAATGCGACTTAAATCTGTATATTCAACATCATTGCTAACCGCATTACCTATCATCAACTTATCATTATCGGTAAGTGCGATTTTTTTTCGCATATCGTCCCAAAATTTCATTTCCCTATGGCTTTAAATTTTGTATTTCTCTTAAACCCCCTCTTGTCCTTTTTACACTTGTCAAAATTGATATATTCAATACATTGATTAAGATACTCAACACCTATTTTCTCCGCATCGTTTGCAGTTCTAATTATAGTTTTTTCATCTACCTGTTCGCTGAACTGTCCCTGCTTTTGAACTACGCCAAATGCGGTTATATTCACGTTGTGATTTCTGACGAACCTCGAATATGCCAAGTACCCCACCGCCTGTTTCAATCCCTGACAATGTCTGTTGTCATCATCGTAGTAACATCCATTAAATAAATATTCAAGATTGGTTATAATGATCTCACCGTCATTGTCGATTATAGGTTCTCCGATATTGTTTATTGATACGGCATCTTCAACTTTTTTATACAACTTAGCTCCCAATGCAGGAAGTAAAAAAAGCTTTTCTGCCTCTTCTATATACGGATTTAACCTCTTAACGTCATTTACGTTTTCCGCTATCGGTCGAACTTTCCTTATGTCCTCAACATTTATAATCATTACCCCGGTATTAAATCATTCAACTCATCATCATTCAACCCAAATAACACTTTAACCATTTTTCTCTTTGCTTCTGTATTTATATCCTCTTTTTCCAGTATTTTCATCAGATGCTCCATCCCCTTCTCTCCTATCCTTTCCGATACTGTCATCTTCATCTGATATGAAAGTGGTAAAATCGCAAACTCAACTGTTATTGGCTCAAACCAATACTTTAAGATTTCAATAAATACTCTTTCGATAGACATTCTTTCATTCTCTGTTACCGAATTGTAAAAATCATACGCGTTTTTCATTAAATCAGCTCCGAAATTAGCTCCTACATTTTCTGCTCGAAGGATTGGGGGTTGGCTGAATGATTTTCCTATTTTTTGTTCTATGGTTTGGTTGGTAACAGTAAACTCCTTATCGTAATTTTCTCCTTTAAAGGAAACAAATTCCGGCTTTTCATCATCATTCTCAATCTGAATATATATCATCTTCAAAGCCTTCTCATCTCCTTGAAACTCCATTAAAGCTTTTTCAGTGTCTGTAATGTCGTCTGAATTTCGACCCTCTTCCGCAGCGCTTTTATTGTCAGATACCTTATCAATGAGCATACCTGCAGTTAAAAAATTATTACGTGCATTTCGGTTGTTGACATTTGAAATACCTTCCTCTGTATTCATATCCGTTAAAACAGAATCAAAAATAGGAAGTGGGTATGTCTTTTCTCCGGCAGATGAAAAATAATACACCTGTCCTTTATATCCACTCCATCCTCCTGCGGCATCAACTTGTTGCTGTATCACTTCCGGGTCCGGATTAAACAAATGAATAAACTCAATGTCTTCTTTTTTCCATTTACGAAGCTGGGTAAATCTTTTCCCCCAATCGGGATGAATAGCCACACGATCAAATTGACCACTTTCGTCTAATCTTTCAAATCGGACGGTCTCGAATGGGACATACTGAATTTCTATAATCTTAAAGTTTGCATTGTAGTTAACGTGAAGACAGAACCCTCCAAATTGTGCCATATCTCTTGAGGTTTGATCTTCAATATAATCGAATGTTTGCCCCTTTTTGTTGACTACTTTTTTATAAAGACTGTCATCGGTAGCTCCACGTCCGGAAATAAATTTTGCATAAACATTAAAACAGGACAGTCCTGTACACGAAGCATTAAGTATCTCCATCACTTCCTGAGGGTAATCATTTTGTTCCCCATAGTGCTGAATACCTAAACTGCGATCGTTTTTCAGGTCGATTCGTTTATCTTTTTTGAGGACTTTTGCTTTCATGTAAATTTTATTTTAGTTGCGGGAAACGGATTCGAACCGCTGACCTTGAGATAATGACTCTCACGCGCTTAACCTGACTGCGCTATCCCGCTTTTACGTTAATTAGCCATATTTAGCTTTTCTGCCCTGGCAATCAATTCAGAAATAAATTTAACGGTAGTATTTTTCTCACCTACCTTTTCAATCTCTTTAAATTTATCCTTAATGACAGTTTTAGTTTCACCGGCTTTGAGCATAGCTGCTACCTGGGCAACTGCTTTTTCTTCAGCTTCAGCTTGCACTTTTTTAGCTGCTTCCACTGCTAATTTTGCTTTTTCTTCAACTTCAGCTTGTTTAACTTTGATTTCTTTTTCAGCCGGGAGTAAATAAGATTTCAGCTGTTCGTTGAAATCATCTGGAATTTTATCGAAATATTTCCGGCATTCCGGATTTGTTTTCAGATGATAAAGTGCCAGTTCATTTGTGATATTTGCATTGGAGCAATTCTTCTTGGGATCTCGACTTACAACATCACGTAATAAAACTCCTGCTCTAAGTCTAAAGTCACATTTTTGCTTTTCCATAACTTTATTTATATTTAAATTTACAAGTTCAATGTATGCATCCATATAGCAGTTTTGACAACCTGATACGTTTTTGTTAAGAATATGTTTACTAAGCACCTCTATTTCGTGCCGTAAATCTTTATTTGTTTTACAGGCTGAGGACAATTCTCTACCATTAGCGAACTGTCCCTTATTTGCCTGCAATACCCTTAAACGGTTAATCATGTCGTTAATCCTGCTATGATGAGTTCTGTAGTTTCAAGGTCTGTATCCCATATTGATTTCGGAAGTGAACCTTCCCCTGCTCCATCTATAGAAGATACCGTTACATCATATACCACTCCGTCAGCCATAGCTACAGTACTTGCCAAATTGGTAATTTCAAGTCCATTGTCCCATCCGTACACTTCATATTTGACCTCTCCTGCAGTTCCAATTTCATTGTTTTTTGCAATAGCCATAAAACGTGCACCGGCTATAAGTTTATTAACAAACGCCTTTGCCGGCTCTGTTTTTATGAAAATTCTGAGTGGAATAGAATGTGATACCGTATTTTTATACGTGCCTCTATTCACAGACGGAACACCGGCATCGTTGAACGAACGCCCAATAGTTGTAAAGGTGTAACCTTTTTTACCTGACTTTAAAACCAAATCAGAGATCACATCACTTGTCACTACAGAGGCAGCTTTATCTACATCATTAAAGTTGACCAGTATCAAGTTATCTTCAAGTCCGACCGTTGCATTTTTACCACACTGTGCAGCTGTTACGGCTGCTAATAAATCTGAACAATTCATTTTTATTTTCTCCTTTCTTTAATTTTAAGGGAGAGGATTAATGTTAACTCTCTCCCTTTATTTACTTAAATAGCAATTTGGAATAGTTCGGGATTCAACAGTTTAGCATCAGCTTTGCCCATGCTTTCCATTTTTACCTTACGGCTATCTTTGTTATACCAGATATCCAAATCACCGAATGAACTTTCAGAATCAACACCAACAGCAAGAATATCCTTTGTCACATAAACAGCCCTATGAGGATTCAAGAGGCGAGCCCCGTTGTTGTAGTAAGTCTTGATAATTTTATCCCAAATCTTCATAGGAACAAGCGGAATACCATCATAAGTAAGGACCTTTATACCTTCTGTTAAGTTTACATACAATTCTGAGAGTGATATCCCCTTTAGAGATTTAGAATATCCATCATAGAATGATTGCGTACACAGGATGACACCATTATCCATGCCCCTAAGAATCATGTTGGCATCATAGATTAATCCAGGTAAATACACGTCCCGCACATTAGCCGGAGTTAATCTTTGAGCTACATAAGTTGCTCCTGCGTTTTCTGCTATTGCTACATGCTGCTCAGCGTTTCCGGTAATTTGAATTTCCATCTGTTTGAAAAATCCATTGATGATATTAAAATACTTAACCGCAGCACCGGGAGTAATATCACCGCCTGAATACACGGTAGTTTTATTTACTGTATCTTTCGAATAATAGATAGTATCCACCTGTGCATTGCCGACAGCAGCAGTATCATTGAGATAAACCACCGTACCGTTTGCCAAAGCGCATTTTACAGCATCGACAGTTTCGGATGTTACTCCGGCATAAACAGTCCCTGCGATTGCCTGACCTGCTGTTTGTTCTGTTACAGCTGCTGTAGGTAATTTCTCAATAATAGTATTATCAGCATCGACATCATTAAACCACACCAGGCGGATAACAAACTCTTTTACGTTTTTCGATAATACTTCGACAATGATTGCCATGTAATCGGAAGCTGTAAAATCATTGATCGCTATACCTGTTTTCAATGAATACAGACCTGCAGTATCCTCAAGATCCTTTGCACACTGATGGATAAGTATCTCCCAGTTTTTGGGCTCCCATCGCACAACCCTTGTTCCTATGTTGTAATCTTGAGGCTCAGGATCACATCCTTGACCGGCAACACCGACCAACCCGCCCTCTCCAACAAATCCCACTTCTTTATCGTACACAATACCCGGATAAACAGTAGCGAAAAGTGATAATTCAGGAGATTCTATAACCTCGTCAAAGATAAGTTCTTTGACTGCGCGTATTTCCTCAACTGAAAAGCTGAATTTTGAAAAATCAAGAATTGATGCCATTATTTTTTCCCTCCTTTCATTTGATTACGCTTTTCACGCAAATCGTTTTTAATATCTTCCACGCTTGGAGCTTGTTTGCCTCCTTTGGGTTGATTGTTGCGTGGCTTTGCCTGATAAGAACTGCCCAACTCATTACGTAAGTTGGTGATAATTGTTTGCGCCTCTGTGAGTGCATTCTCCAATTCACTGATACGGTTCTGAAGATTTTCAACCTCTTCATCTTCTTCCGGTGATTCAGTGATTTCGGTAACTACGCCGTCGGCAATAGTAACCGTTCGTCCGTCAGGCAATGTAAATGTTCCATCCGGAGAAGCTGCATCGCCTACTTCGAGGCTGTCATCTTCTTTTTCGGTAGAGAACAAAATATTACCATCTTCGTCCGTGAAGTCGTAGTTTACGACGTCTTCGGGTTTAAGCAAATTCTTCAACCCTTTCAGAAATTTATCCGCAGCGTTGAGAATAGCTTGTTTTTTTTGTTTGCTCATTGTTCCTTTGTTTTTGTTAGTAGAATAAGTATTTATTTTTGATATGAATCCGTAATTAAGTAGTTCCTGTGCAGTGCGTACCTTTTCTTCTTTCATTAGATTTTCTAATTCCGTGCGATCTTTCCCCGTTCTTTCAGTGTAAATATCAAGGATAGCGTTTTGCTCGCTATCTACTTCATCGGCAAGCGTACGAAGTTCTTCTGATGTCAAAGACTCCCATGACCCGCCACGTACCTCATGAATTAATGCCCTGGCATTTGGGTTGGCACTCCGGTTTTCTTTTGGTGCAGCGAGTAATAGCACAATTGCCATTGAATGGCAACCGCCTTCCACATTGCAATGAAAAGTTTTACCGGAGGTTCTTAAAACGTCATATATTCGTAATCCTTCCGACACAAGCCCTCCATCACAATTGATGTTGAATTTAAATTCTTTTTCGTTCGGGTTTCTGTCGAAGATTTCATGAATGGTATCTGCCGAAAATGCGAATGGATCTTCTTCTCCAAAGTACTTGAAGAAGACATCCTCCTTGTCAATAGGTTTGTAAACGTTTATTTCGATCATCAGTGCACTGCTTTTTTACAAAAGTAGGCGGTTATAGATTAGGTTGTTCGGTGAAATTTTACAGAACAAGTTGAAAATAACAAAGCCCCACCGTGTGAGGGTGAGGCTTGAATGGTAGTGAATATATGAAATTATGTGTTAGGGTATATTTTGTATTTGGAATAAAGCAGGTCTGACAGTTTTTGAGCATCCTGCTTATAGCTCTTCACTATCTGCAGTAATTTCATGTATTCGTAATAGTAGAATGTCCCTTCCATTAAATTATTATTCATTATAGCCAACAGATTTTTAATGTTGGTCTCCAAAGGTGCTTCGGTCCACCAGATAAATGTTGTCAGACCGGGACCTAACAACGGTATATCACGGTTTCTTTCTTCGTAATTTTTCTTTCTCTGAATGGTTATCTCTGAATGCATCTTCATGTATTCCTCTATCGGCATTCCTTCAATAGTAATCTGCTGCGGGAGTTGTTTCACTTCCCTTTTGGCTTTAGCCAATGTTGGCATTGTGTGGAAGCCACTGAGTAGCTCTTTGATCCGGTCATTGCACCATATAGCGAAAGATGGGGACAACCAACGTGCGAATTCCAAAGCTACATCTTCGTGCATCCATGTGCCGGGATTAGCTCCGCCATACTTAACTTGCACTAAATCAGCCAAGGCGCAAATTCGCACCTTGCTTAATTCGGTTAAAAAATCTTGCGTTTGTTGGTTTCTAAGCCAATTTTTAGGGTGTTTGGCTTTTCCGAAGGGTTTTGCCATTTCCGTGGCATTGATAGTTAACTTTCCGTTCACGATAAATTGAACAGGATTTCCTTTGTAGCTGTAAACTACTTTTTGAACGCTCGTAACGTTCTGTTTCTTTGAGGTTTGCACAAAAAAAGAATATTCCGGACATAAAAAAAGCCCGAAAAGCGGGCGACTTTCATCGCACCATTTAAAAATAAGAGATTTGCACTACAAATATACGGAAAGTTTTTGAGATACAAAGAAAAATCCTTTAAAAAAATTAAGGGATTGATTTATGCTGCATATTGAGTAATTCAACATGCTGTTGATTTAATTTTGATTTAGTTTTTAATGCTTTGCCTGACTTATTCAAGTTTATTGGAACACAAATAAATTGATAAATTGAATATACGCCGGCAATAGAACCAAAGAAACAAGATGAGTCTTTCCATATATTTCTTTTTGCATTTGCGGAAACAATGAATAGCCCACTTGAAATTAAAGATGCAATTGCACCATTACGAATATTATGTGATGCTTTTATCAAATAATCTCCAGATACATCAAGTTTTATTGCTAATTCCTGATATAAGCTATCCTGCTTTGTGCAATTAATTATTTGTGCATTGCCTGCGGAAATAATGAGGAGGAAAAATAATGTTACTGTTAATATTTTCATAACAATTAATTTTTAAAGTTTTAGCAAAGATAATTAAAATGTTGCGTTTTGCTCTATTTCGGTATAATTTTTATCGCCGCGCCGGATATCTTCAATTGTCGTATAAATTTTCAGCCCTTTCAATACCTCTATCATTTCATCTTTTGTTATTCCGGTATTGGTATTATTTACTACTGTCCGATGTACATAACCTCCATCTCCATACGGTCGCAAAAATGGAATACCTCCGCCTGCTTCGTTGATTTTAGAAAGTAATGGTAGAAACATCCGGGAACTGTGTTTATTGATAATAACCTCCCCACCTTCGGCTTCGATGGGAATACCTCCCTGCTCGTGGCTGTTGCCTCTTAACAATGCCCCTCGTTTGGCTTTAGGGAGAGGAGCTGCTAAAACGGTAGCCAGTTGAACAGCCCCCAAAGCAGCGGCGACAGCGGTCAAAGCAACGGTTGAAACTCCAAAATCCATTTTAGGGACTTCCGCCCAAATTTTCATTATGGCAGCGGCGGTGTTTAGCCCAATTTGAAATGCTCCAAGAAGCTTTTCCCTTATGGCTTGTTTCCGGGCTATTTCAGCTTTTTGTTTGTCGAGTTGCGCATCCGCCTGCGCTACCTGCCTATTGTATTCCTTTTCTGAAATCAATCCTTTGTCAAGCCTTTCTTTGAACGATTCTTTTTTTCTTTCATTCGTTTCTTCATAGCGTTGTAAATCGGATTCTTCATTTGCCCGTGCCAAATCACTGACAGCCGAAAGGAGTTCCATCGTGCGCCCGCTCCATTCTTCAAACTTAGCGATGCGAGATTCTATCAACTCACGCTCATTATCGGCTAATGCTCTGGCAATTTCAAGCTGTTTATCGGCATTGTCTTTATAGAGTTCTCGTTCGGCTTCGAGGGCTTTCTTTTTGACTTCATAAATGGCTGTTGCATTGTTGTTGGCTTCAAGAAGTTCTTTATTTAGATTCAGTTGAATTGCCTGATTATTCAGTTCACGAGCTTTCGCTTCATCCTCATAAATGGTCTGATTAAGTTTTGATTTGCCTTTTTTAACTTCTTCATTATATTTTTCCTGTGAGATTATACCTTCAGAAAGCTGTTTGTCTAATATAATCTTATTGTCGTTATATTCTTTTTCGGCAATCTCTTTTCGTTTTTTAGCACCTTTTTCGAGTATCTCGATTTCGACACGATTCTTTTCACGCTCGTTATCTGTGAACTTTGCAAGGTCGCCCTCGTACTTTTTACCAAGTCGTTTTTCAATGGCGTTTTTCTCTATCTCGGCAATTTCGGCATTCTTTTGTTTTTCAAGGTCAAACTCATAAAACGCCTTATCAAGCATAAATCGTTTGTAATCGGTAAAACGTTTATCGAAATCCTCATCACTTTCATCTTTCATCCGGGTGGGTTCAGGCATAGATGCTATTTGTTTGCGTGCTTCTTCGTATTTCTTTGTAACAGACTTTATTTGTTCATCGGTTGATTGTTCCAAAAGTCCAATAATAGATTTACGTTGTTCATCATAATAAGCGTTAAGACTCTTTATTTGATTATTGGAAAATTCTTTTTGCTGAAGCCCAAGAACATCCATATTCTTTTTATACTCTGCCTGTGTAATTTTACCGTATTTAAGTTGAGTGGAAAGCTTGTCTTTCTCGCTTTGCTGATTCAAATCAAACAGTCGCTGTGCATACTTCTGTTTAATAAGAAAATCATCACTCTGATAGCCGGCTTCTGCTTTTATTGAGGCTTCGTTCTTTTGTTTTTCAAGGTCTATAAGTTTGAGATAATTATTCTGAGCTCTTTTCTTTTGTTCCGTCCTAAACTTAATATCTTCAATTGTTACTTGATTGAAATACGCCTTTTCAGCACCATAAGCATTATCCATTAGTTTTTTAGCCTCATCAATCTGCTCTTTTGTCGCTTTATTACCCATCGCATACACTTTGTCCGACATCATTTCGGCAAGTGCTATCTGTGCTCGAACAGCTTCAAAACGTATTTTCCTTATTTCTTTGACACTTGCGCCCGAAGCTTCCGCTATCTTTTCATCAAAATCTGCATCTTCGCTGATTCTGTTGATTGCCTGTGAAGTTCTTTCTATCTCGGATGATAATTTGGCTTGCTGTAATGCTACATTAGAGTTTGCTTTGTTTAATTTGTTTATTACTGCTACTAAAGCTGTAATACCAATGATGAGAGCACCTATACCTGTAGCCAACATTGCAGCTCTCATTCTTTTGAAAGAAGCAGATGTAGCATCAGCGGATTTACCCATGATTAAAGTTGTAGCTGAGGTTGCAATCATAACAGCTTTTTCTTTAACCATGGCGGCGATATTTGCTAAGTTCATCAATAAAAGTTTTCCCTTGCTTTTGCTGAGGTATTCAGTAACAACACCCATCGCCTGAACAATAGCGATTAATTCTGTTGTTTTCTCTTGGAGTTTTCCTAACGCGCCCTCACTTTCAACTCCAAATACTTTTAATGTATTGGCGAATGCGGAAGCAGAAGCAGAAAAAAACTCAATACCGGCAGCGGTATTTTTCCATATTTGAGTGGTATCCATGCCTTTTATCCGGTCATTATACGAACTTATTTCGGCATTTAATTTTACCATCTTTTGTTCTACTTCCTGAATTTGCTCAGGTGTTAAACCATCGAAAGGAGTATTGCGTAAAGCGGTTAATTCCCTGCGCATTTCGCCAAGTGTTTTATTAGCTTTTTCTTGGGCGGTATTTAGTAAATCTTGCGCTCTTGACGCGCTTTCCAAATCTTTCTTTGCATCCCTGTAAGCATTATTTGCTTGTGCTAAATTTTTTGCAAGCTCTTGCTGTGTTTCGGCATTTTTCTCGCCTGATTTTATGAAATCATTCAATGCCTTTTTTGCAGCATCGAGGTCTTTTTTTGTTTCTACATAATTATTCAGTATCTCAACTGAAATAAGTACTTTTTTTTCTGTATTTTCTGCCATTTTGTTTGATTATTAAAAAGTTATTTGTATTTTTGTTGTATAAATTTTATTGATATGGAAATCATAGGAATCATATTTATATCATTTTTCTTCTTTTGTGTGATCATGGCTCTTATCCAGGATGCAAAATCTGTCTTTAAAAAGAAATAATTTTATCATAACTTCACTAATTCGCACTTCGTTAATTTCCCTTTAACGAAGTTTTTTATTTTATTGACGTAAAAATACTTTCTATATCTGGATATATACACCGGAACAAACTGGCTGAAACCTTCAACATCATCAGCTGACAAATTGAATAATCGTTCTATTGTAAATGTATTTGTCAACATTCCATTAATCAACGCCCCATAAAAAGTATCGATCTGATTTTGGATATCAACGTGTTTAGTTTGATTGTACTGATAAGTTACAACCGGACTTGCTCCGGATCCCTGATAAATTGGAACATCAACAAAATCTCCAAGTATTTCAATAATATGAGGTTTACATCCCTTAAATTCAAACACGCTATTATCGTTCAATTGAAACGCTGGTACGGTTGCACATAATGTCGGATTACCATAAAGTTCATATGCAACGATATCTCTACCACTTTCAAATCCAATTGTCGATATCGTTTTGTTCTTTTCGAGTATTAAATCATTAACCTGAAAAGAACCTGATTTAGTTATGTTCTCGATCTGATTCGTTTCAAACTGGATGATATTATTTTGAGCATAACCAGTTAGATGAAATGATTTGTTATTATCTCTCACATCAAGTTTATCACTCCAATCAATTGCACTTACTTTATTATCATATAGTTTTTGGGTTGTGTATGCATAAACTTTTTTAACATTGTTATCAACATCCACAATCATCCCAAACAGGTTTACAAATGCTTTGAATATTTCTAACTGAGAATTGAACCTTATATTTCTTGCGATATCAAGTAAGCCAGGATATTGAATTATATCGCTTACGGACTCATACTCAAATGTGATGTTGTATGTCACCATGGTTGATGCCGGTATTGGTTGTTCGTTACCAATGGTAATTATTATTGTGTTTCCTGCGTTCAAATTAATCTCCTGATTAATGCTGTGATAGCTTGATTGAGTTATATAATTGTAATCTGGACTAACAACTGCAAGTCTAACTGGTGCCGAGGAACTATTAACTGTTATTTCCAGCTTTATCTTTGCAGCCTGAGTGCTTTTGTATATCAGATTTCCTACATCACTACCAATACTGCCAAAGAACTTTGTTAGATTACCATTGCCGGAATCAACAACATTAAAATTCAACTGATTTTCATAAGCAAGATTATATGTTCCGGATGATTCAGCATTAAATAACTCATTGGGTAAAGCTTTTCTGTCAGTTATCGCCACAGCATACTTGTTAAAAATGGCTTCTGATAAATTAGTTTCGAGTGTATATCCCTGATTTAAACAGATTTTCTCAACTATCTTTCTCAACCTTACCATCGGTATGGCATCATCAGCTTTTAAATAGACACTATCTTGTCCCCCTTGATATGGGGATAAAAAGGCATATAAATAATAATCGGTAAACTCCTGTGGATGCATAGCATCTAAACCTAATTGAATTACACCTAAATCAAGTTCGGAAAGATCAAGTTCAGAAATAGTTTTAAAAAAATCAGCTACCCCTGAAAGAATTTGTATACTAAATTTATCTGTTACACCTCTTAGGATTACATATGAACCCTTTCCGGATATTAGCACATTACCACAAAACAACCTGCATTCAAGCTTTAAATATGGAATACCGGATATAATGCCTTCATCATTAACGTAGTCGAATATAGCACAATTAGCGGGTGTAAATGACAGTTGTAATTCTTGCGAATAATTGGCTTTTCTGCTATTTAGCTCATTGATATTGTTAGATTGGTAGTTCATATACGGCTTATTTTCTCCCAGATCAGCCAGCTTCCAAACCCCTGATAAATCCTTGATGTATAATTTATAATCATTCATTCTTTTATCTTTTTATTATATGGTGCGCGATAGACTATTCGCTGAACAATATCTTCCGAAACCTTAAATTCTTCACTGGTATTAGTCATCGCCTGCATACTTCCGTGCCTTTCACACTCACTTAAATAATACTCATAAATGAGTAAATCTCTCTTTGCATTTGAGCGTAACACACCGAGCGACATCAACCTATCAAATGTTGCTTCATCAATATTCAATATGGCTTCATAAATACTCATTAAAACTGCAATTGTGGATCGGGCAATTTGAATGTAAATTCAAGTGATTGCGATTTCATCCGGGTATCTTTCTCTACCTCTCCCTTATCTATTGCTATTCGCTTCCATATACCTTTATCATAATAATCTATTCGTGGTGAATAAATAAGCTTGCTAACAACCTCATACTGATTATCGGTCAACCCCACAGAGCCTGCAATAATCTTTTCATTTCCTTCAAGCATTAATTGTATATCTGTACCTATCGCTGTAGATTGGTCAAGTATGACAGGCTTGAATAATTCCGGAGAGGATACACTCCTATTGTGATACTGTCTGTACGAAAACATCCAGTAATCGAATCCCCCTTGCTGGTTTAACCATCGAACGTAAAACGGACTATCCGGAATACATCTGGTTTCGAGTAAAATCCGATGCTCTTCCGCTCCATTGTTTAATTTTACATAAATTATCTCTCCGGCATTCGTAAGGATTATATCGCCGGCGTTATTCTCGAGTGGCCATGCGATTATATCATTTGATATACCTACGTATTTTTTATTTAGCTGTAAGGGAACAAAAAATAGCACGCCAGACGTTATTTCTCCGTAGAGTTCATAGAGTTCATAGAGTTCACCATTAAAGTTAATATATGTAGTCTCAGGGTATCCCAAAATGTAAAGATTATTTTCGTAACCCTCGTAAAGATATATCCGCTCAAAATTAGTACGAAAAGTACCTCTCTTGGCTGCATAGTTAGAACTTTCACCAATTTGAACCACTGCATTCAACGCTGCTAACGACAAAGTATATTCCCCGATAATTACCAAATAATCAAGTATAAGTTTATCTGATAATAGTTTTTTAATAGTGGTTGACAAATCAATCACCAGCTTTCCGTTGAAAAATTCACCGGATAAAACAACATCGCTTTGTCCCGATGTTTGAATCGTTATTTCAGCTTCACTTTCCGGTCCTTGCAGCTCTATAATAATAGGGTTGAAAGCTGTATGTATAGCCGGGGGTTGTTTACTTATGTTCATAAATTTGATTTTTTATTTCAGTTTCAAAATATGATACTACTCTGCTTGATAGCCTGTCGGTAAATTCGGATATGGGGGTTGAAAATATATCCTCATTACTTTCAGAGCGATACAATGTAGTTCCTTCTTCTTTTATTTTTTTTATAACAAAATACACCCATCTATTAAAGTCAGCTTCACTCTTAAATGTTAATCCTTTGGCTTGTGCCCACCGTTGCAGGATGTCTTTAAAGTTATATGGGACCTTTCCCGCCCCTCTTCCTCTCTCAAGTACTCCGACATAGGAAGCTCCTTCGAGTACCCCGCTGTAGTCCGATGTGAGATACTCATCGAACATAGATCGTGTCTTTCCGGATGCTACCTGCCTTGCTTGTTCATGTCGGTAAATAACATCGTTCTTTAGCTGCAATAATTCTTCATGTAAAATTTTAGAAATATCCATTAGCGTTTGTATTTTTGCTCTAAAACCTTATTAAACCTTTGTTGGTATTTGTACTCTTCCAAGTCGGAATATAGAATACCAAACACTTTTCCATATTCCCATTTTAATACCTCATCCGGATCTTTACCGTAGTTTTTAGCCAGAGCTTTAATTGTTCCAAATTCACCTATCTTATCACTCAAATCTTTTATGCCGGCGTTTAATTCTTCCGGTGAAGGATCATATTTTAAAAGGGTTTGTTCCTGCTCAATCCAATACGTAATACCTCTAATTATTCGATTAAAATAATCAGTCAATTTTGTGTATTCGGTCATAGCAGGCTTAAAATCATGCATACATAAAAAAACTTTTTCAAACTTTACAATTTCAGTATCATCCCCTTGAAAGATTTTACCTAATTCTATACGTTGACCGAAAGTTATTTTACCCGATTTAATGTCTATTTCTGACATTTTGTTGTATAGGCTCGATGGCGTAGTGTCATTTTGCTTTGTTTTCATGCTTAACAAATATCATTTTTATACTCAAACTGTAACATTATGCTAATTTCGTTGGCATCAAATCTCGGAAGAGGCGTAAAGAATTGCCACGTTTCAATTTTAGGCAGCCGTTCCATGAACGGAAAAACTATTTCTATCTCGATTTGATTTCTCAATTGCTCTCTTTTTATTGCATCGCTATGCATCTCACAGAATATGCAAAACCAAATCTGTACACGTGTTATTTTCTTCTTTTTATAACCTTCAATAACATACCGTCCTTGTGTGAATTCTTCTATATATACAAATTTATCACTGCGAGCATACTCATCTGCTTTGATGTTCATCATTGCATTTTCTTCGTACTCGAAAATATAAGTCGGATTAACCAACTCTAAGATTGATTTTAATTTATTTACTAACATTACGGTATGATATTTTTCTGATACCTTTCGATATCGGTTTAACTTCAAAGTACATCCCCATTATAAGCATATCAAGATAATCCGGAGACCTTCCGAGAATAGCTTTCATGGAGTCTTTAGAAATAATACGTTTTTTATGCGTATCGCTATCCGGATTTTCTCCTTTAAGCATCATTAACTCTTCTTTTATACTCTCCTCTTGTTCTTTGGTGCATATTATCTTTATCTCACGCTTATTGATTAACTCAGCCAGCTTATAACCACATTCAGATTTTAAGTTCGCATAGATTGTGCTGTCAATTGCCGTTGCTCCTCCGTGGAACTCCTTAATACCTTCTATGTAGCTTTCTAAATATGCGCCCAATCCATCACTATCAGCTATCGTTCTACTTCTTCCAACACCATCTGTTCGCATCAGGTTTTTAAGATCAAGCTCTATTTCTCTTGCTGTTGAATATGTTTTGTCAATAGCCACTTTCACAACCCTGCCAGTCCATGATCCCGCCACAAATCTATCACGCCCCTTCATCGCTAAATCTGCACTTATACTTTTGTTGGGAGCTGGTTTTACGTGTTCATTAGAAAAACAATCGCAAACAGCATCGTAATCAACAAGTAAATCCGGATCATCATCATATTCCCAATTCCCCAATAATAATCGTTCTTTTTGGTTCTTAGTTAACGTTCTCTCTAAATTAAGCAGATATCCATCCGGAAGCATTTTGTTATCTGTTGGCAATGCCTGTACAAATCGTTTCCAGTTTTCCAGTATTCCATCTTTGTGCTTCTTGTAATAGTCGCTGTACAGGTAGTTTTTTGCCGGGTTACATGTTTGCAAAAGCTTAGGAACTAAACCATACTTATCATTCTTCCATCTGCCTATACTTGCCTGCAGGTTGTTCTTCGCATCAAGAGAAAATTCACCGGCCTCTTCAATCCATCCTCGTGTCATCTGCATCGAGCCAAAACGTTGATACAGCGGATCTGTTGGCATATATCGTGCATCAAGAAGATATACACGAGATTTATTATACAAAAGAAAGTAATTATCATTTCCTTGATATCTAAAATAATCCTGCGTTAAACTCCATTTTTCAAACACTTCGTAAATGGTTGGAATAGTATATTTCCGTAAGTCGATTAACTGTTTACGAGCGATGAAATAAAATGTATCCGGATATGTCAACGCATCACTAAAAATCAAACTTACGCCTAAGTATGATTTACCGGAGCCTTTTGAGCCTCCATAGGTGATATCAGTAACTGAATTATCAATCCAATGAAGGCAAACTTCCTTTTGCTTCTCATTTCCGTGTGTATCAAATTCAATTATCATTTTACCACCATACCGGTTATTTGTTTTAAAACAATCTCTCCTCCGTCCTTTCCTGTTAATTCCTGTCGGTCAGACAACCCTAAATCACGAGCTATTATATTAGGATTCAAGAAGCCGGAAGCAGCTCCTGAAAACTTCTGATTGTAGATAGTTTCTCGTATACGCGTAACGATTTCGGAAAAATCTTTGCTCGCTTCATCTTCTTTATTTTCTAATTGCTTATCGAAATCATTAAAATACTTAACATTACAACCAATATAAAGGCATAACCCCTGAAGTGTGTACGGTCTCATTTTAGGTAGCTCAACAAATTGATTAGGGAATATTACCTCTCCTGTATCTTTATCTTTGTATGGTTTTACGGTTGATTTTACCTGCTCTACTTCATAGAATGGATTATCATCACACCATTGAAAATACTCACATGCAACTCTCCATAGTAATCCGGGAGAGTTAAATAGTTTATCACGCCCATGTTTTGAACGTAATTTCCAGAATTGATTTCCTTTAGGTGCAGCCATTTACAGATTATTAAACACTGCAAATATAAATAATTTATATTATAAAAACAAATATATTTAATTGATTTACAGTGAGTTACAAAAGAAACAGCAAATAAACTAAATTTATTTAAAGATTTTATCAGAAAGTGACAAAATACAATTTACGGATGTGTAGATTTGCGATGATTTCAAATTATATGGATTTTTTATTTCTCAAAATTATGTTATTATGAATAAAGCATTCTTACGTCGAAAAACAAAAAAATCAGATACCATAGTTTACATAGTATCTGACAGAAAAAACAAATCATCAAACAGTATTTCTTTGATGTCAATTGTTGTTTTTTTATTAAAATTCTCAGTGATAATTTTTAATGCTGGTGAACTTTTTAAATATGGAGAATGGTTTTAAAAATCAAATTCACTTTTATCTCCTATCTGATATGGTTTCTTTTGATTGAATTCTACCTCTTTCAAAGTTATATCCAGCTCGGCATCCCGGTCGATTAGTGTGCCGGCAATGGCTTTTACTTCATCAACCTTAAGAGCTTCTTTAACTGTATTGGGCAACGCCTTGATATATTCGACTTGAACCTTGGCAATATCAATCATAGAGTTGCTTAGGTTTCGGATTTCGGAAGCTGTTTTCACATCTACGGTTCCATCCCTTAATTGGTTAATTGTGTCCATTAAAACGCCGCGAACATCTACAAGCGTTAATCCTGAATTTGGGTTTTTACTGTTCATGATTCATCTTTTTTAAAAGTTTATTTAATTTGTTCTTTTCCTCGATTGTTTTTTGTAGATCATAGGGGTACTGTGTATGTCGATTTCTTTCGCCAAGTTCTGCATTGGAGATACACTCTAAATTTTCAATGATACAGTTATTTTTATTGCCATCTTTAAAAAGGATGTTATATCCTTCAGGAATGGGACCGTGATGTTTAGTCCACAGGTGCCTGTGTAAAAACTCCCAATTATTCTCGGCTATTCGTATATGCCAGTATCCGGAGCTTGGTCTGAATCTTATTTCACCATCTTTTGCTGTGTTATAAGGTTTGTTTCCTTTTTTCCAGAGACACTTATCTCGCCAGTTCTGTAGCTTTTCTTTATTCTTAATAATCGCCTCTATTCTCATTCCCTTAGTTGCTCCGGAATAACCCTTTTTAAATTGTGTATCCGGAGATAAACGTTGTCTCGGCTGAATACGTCCACTTGCAGGAGAGTTTTTAAACTTTTCTGATTTTACCACACCATAACGTTGAGCGGTTTTATAAATATGACTTATACTCACATTAAAATCACGTGCAATACTTTCTGTTTTATCATCGGGGTATCGTTTTAGAATATCCTGTATTTCTGCTGAAGAGAGATTTTTGCGTTTCATTTGCTTATTCCATTTCTTTAAGTTTTTTGAAAATAGTTACAATATGAGGTTTTACGTTGTAAAGACTTGTTATTGCGCCGACACAACCTTTTCGTTTTAATAATTTTAAAACTTCATCTTCGTGCTTCATCAGTATTCGTAACTGCCTTTTCGTTTTATCGTCAAACGCCTCTACATTGGTTTCGGCTTCTGCCAATGCTTCGGATTCTCTCTCTAAAAAAGAAGCAACGGTTAAGCGATGAACACCTAAAATCCTGCCTATTGCGGCTTTGCTTACACCTTTATCGCAAAGTGATTTTATTTGTGCTTCATTGCCGCTTAATTTCACTCTACTGCTACGTTTGCCTTTTGGACGACCAAGTACAACTCCTTCCATCTTTTTACGTGCTAATGCTTCTTTGGTTCGCATGGAAATTAAGTCCCTCTCTATTTGAGCTGATAGTCCGAAAGCGAAGGCTAATACTTGACTTTGAATATCCTTTCCTAAACGAAAATTATCCTTAATAGTCCAAACCTGTATTTCCTCCTTCATGCAATAATGGAGTATGGACATAATCATCAGGAGGCTTCTACCAAGACGAGAAAGTTCAGCACAAATAAGAATGTCGCCTTTTTTTAATTTCTTCATCAGTTTACCTAACTGTCTTTTATCAACCTCTTTTGTTCCACTGATTGTTTCTTCAATCCATCTATCAATGATAATTTGCTCCTTTTGGCAAAAATTATTGATTTCAAAACGTTGATTTTCTACTGTTTGTTTGTCGGTGCTTACGCGAATATAACCGTAAATCATAATTGTTTTAATTAATTTTATTTTATAAAGCCTGCTTTCCGAGCCTTACGGTCTGCGTTATTTTGATTAATTGCATAGATTATATTATCACCATATCTGAACTCTTTTAATCCTTTTGGGATTACTGGAGTTTTATCTTGTCGTTTTACAACTTCCATATTTGCAATATTTGTAGAGTTGTTTAACGCTAACGCCATCATCGCTTGAGCTAATAAAAAGTCTCCCTTATTCATTTCGCATTCTTTTTAAAGTCTTCAATAATTTCATTTAAACTCATATTTGGGTCGATTTTATAGAAATGTTCCCAATTTACTACACCTTGCTTTTTCCAATAGTTGTTATCAATAATTTTATGCAAAACACCCAAATGAGAAACAATATCGTCCATATCTTCTTTATTGTTGTAAAATATTCCCCAATCACCAACCTTTGGCTCGTTTTTCTCTGGTAGATAAATCAACTTATGCCATTGTTCGAGGGTAAGTAATTGGTGGTCAGAAAAATCTAATAAAGTAAAGCTCGTGAATAAGACGTGACTAATGTAAAAAGTACCTGAAGAAATAAGTGCGACCGAATAATTTTTATTGTCAAGCCAATATCTAAATGTTTCCCAGAATGGGCTATCTTTTTCATTCTTAACAACCCACTTTTCAGGAGCTTCTTTAATATCAGCAATTTGCCAAACGCCGATGTTATAAACTCGTCCGTGTCTATTCCAGATATTACGCTCCCCAAGTTGAATATTAAAAGGATATTCATCAGGAGACATTCCTATAAACTTATCCGTATCTCTGAACCTAATTTTATACTCTGCTAATAGTTTTTCTAATTCTTCCATGATGTTTTAATTTTAATTGATTATAAAAATATTACTGCTAACGTTATTACCGTCACCCAAAATGCGACTACCATTACTGCGAGATAAAAACAACCGTTGCGGTCATCTTTGGTTTCTTGTTCAAATTCTTCTTTCATCTTGCACCCATTAAATAAGATTTGTAATTAATTTTCTTTTCTTTTTCGACACAATAATCGTAATACTCGAAATACACGTCTTTAGATATGCTTTCATCAATATCACGTCTTATATCGTCAAAGTTGATGTAATAACCTGATAATTCTAATATACCGCCTATCTCATCACCAACCCAATCATAAGAGCTGTATTGTCCTGTATTTTCATCAAAGAAACCGTGTTTACGCATAAATGCTTCTACGTATAATTCGCAGATTGCTTGAAATTTTGTTTGTAAGTTTGTCATATTACTTTAATTTTAAAAGTTCATCTAACAGGGCACTTTCGGCTTGTTCGTAAGTTTCAAATTCTAATTCTTTTTCTTCATATGATAAATAGATAGTAGTTCCGTTATCTACTTTTGAAATTCCAAAGTAATAACCTGTTGCATTTCTATCTATCCAGCATGTTAAGTTTTTCGTATCTCTAAACCACTTCAAAGCAAGTGTAACCGTTGGAGCAGAAGTCCATTCTTTCTCTACTCCATCGTTCCAATCATACCCTGCATCGTTCCAGTTTGAATAAAGCTTTATGTCTAAGTCTTTGCGGTCAAAGAAACAGTCTGTTCGGACTAACAACTCTCCATTATAGAGATGGTCACACTCCCAATCAAAGCCCATACGTTTTAATTTTCGAGCTTGTTCAAAACTTACAAGCTGTAATTCGTTTGTCTTCATACTCTTATTTTTCTTTAATTAGTACATCTACGTTGAGAAATTTCGGACACATTCCACCATTATCATAAGGGATTTTCTTGACAGTAGATTGTGAATGATCTAATCCATATTTATCATAATCAATCATATATTGACGAAATCTTGCACAAAACCCCTTTAATAGGCAGTTAAAATTATTGCATCGATATTCATTGTCTAATAAAATGTTTGTCTTCATCTCAAAGCATTATAATTATTAATACTATCACTAACATCTCAATGTAGCAGGAACACATCCTGTTTCTCTTGCGGGTTCAAAATCTTCTGTTTTCATTGTTTTAAAAATTTAAAATATCTGATTTTTTAATTCTATAAATTTTCCCATCTATCTCTTTTTTTTCAAATTCTTCAAATCCTGAAACTTCGTTTTTTTCAATCATTCTAACTACCTCGTTGTAAGCGTAGAGCTTTATATCCGCATTTTTTTCTATGCTTTCAAGCTCAACCTCCCAGCGTCGCTGGTTTATCCATGTTTGAAGATTCGCAAATTCCGGAACAAATTTCCCGGACCCCTTTTTTTGCTTTCGCCATTCAAGTAATTTTTCAATTGCGGGATAAAGAAGAAATACGACATCCTGGTAATCTCTGTTTTTTTTTCGGAAGTTTTCAAATTCTACATTTAAACCTCCTTTTGTTCCAGGATAAAATTTTCTAAAACGTTCAAATTCTTCTTTAATATTTTCTTCTTTATTTTTCTTTACTTTAATATTATCTTCTTTGTTGGTTTTTTTGTCAACGGTCGTTGGTTTTTTGGTCAACGGTCGTTGAATTGCGGTTAAATTGTCGCTGTTTTTTTTAATTTCTTCTCTTTTTTCAGCAGATTTTTTGCCTGCTTCCTGTCTTTGTGTTCTAAGATTATCAAGTGGCTTCATTCTTGCTAATAGACTTTCGGAGTAGAAGCACTTACCGTCATCGGTAAAGGCAAATAGCCCAAAATCTTCTATTATGGATTTTATCAATCCGCTACTTACACGCAGGTCAAAGGCAATAGTATTATAATCTTTGACGTGAATGTAATTTGAACTTTCACGAAGTCGCTCTATAATCATAAAATAGACCCCATAACCCTCCGCACCATACCTCATCCGTATGGCGAGAATCTTCTCATCATTACGGGCGTTGCAGTCGTGCGGGAAGTAATATGCTTCTTTTTTCATATAAGAATCTTAATGTACTTGTCATTTATTGTATCACCCATCAGGATGACACCCTGTTTTACCAACTCTTCCAACTCTGCCATGACTATTTCGTCAGTGCAGATTTGATAATATTTTTTTGCCTTGATTATCACCTCACACACAAGAGCGTGAGCAGGTTCAATTTTCCTTTCCTTTTTATCTGCCTCAATTTGATTAATAATTTCAATTGTTTTCATTATTCTTTAATTTTAAATTACTTCATATAATCTTCTACCACTTTCATAAACTCATCAAGCGACCAGCATACCACACATTTATAACCTTCGTTTTGAAGTTTTCCCATGATGGTCAATTGTTCATCCGATGGCTTATTCCGACCGGCTTTCATCTCGATATATAATCCGTGATATCCTTTCATTGCAACCGGTATATGCAAATCAGGGACACCGGCGAGAACACCCTCGTCTTTCAGTTTCTTTGCTACAATCTTGTTTCTTTGTCCCCCGTTAGGGATAGCCCATATCAGGAACTTAGGATACCTGTAACGGAACCAGTTCACACAGGCTACCTGGATATCATGCTCTTGTTGTTTTGGCTTGAACTCGCTTGCTTTCATTGTATATCTTTGATTTAATTCTTTTGTAAACCTCAACTTCGTTGAATTTCTTTAGTTGATACAACAGTTCGATTTTTGCATCAATCTCAATAATCAATATTGCTGTTTCCAGTTTCATTTTTGATTGAATAAATCCGCAACCAGTTCGACCATATCTTCCTGTACCTGTTCCGTGCTACCGGTGATGGTAGCCGCCATATCCTTTTTGGTTTGAATTATCTGATATATCTTCTCATCGATGGTGTTTCTGCCTAAAAAGTAATAAGCCGTCACACTGTCCTTTTGACCGATACGGTGCGCCCTGTCCTCGCACTGCTCGCAATCGGCGTATGTCCAAGGGAATTCAACGAACGCAACATTGCTGGATGCCGTAAGGGTCAATCCTACACCGGCGGCACGTATTGAGCAAATAATCAGTTTTACATCATCATCTGCCTGGAACCTGTCGACTGCCGATTGTCTTTCTTCACGTGAATCAAGCCCGGTAACGGCAACCGCCTTAGGATAATATTTACGAAGCTCGTTGCCCACCTCGTGCAGGTTCACGAATAGGATTACCTTTTCATCCTGTTCGAGCATATCATTTACAAATTCAATTACCTCGTTCACCTTTCCGCGCGCCGATATCTGCCGTAAAACATTTATACGTACCATCACCTCACCACGCATTGACTTTTGTATCTTCTCATCACTGGCCTGCTTGTATTCCCTCAAATACCTGATAAGGTCAGCTTCGGCATCGCTGTACTCTTTCCGGTTGCTTATCTGGCAAACAACCGTCTGTCGAACTTTTGCCGGAAGCTCGGTCAACACCTCGTGCTTTTCTCGCTGGAAAAAACATGTCAGGTTAAGTTTATAATTCAGCTCCCTCAGATTACTGGCCTGGTTCGCCCCTGCGCAATACCGGTCGACAAACGATTTGTACCCGCCAAAGTCCGGAAGGCGCCCCATGATGTGTAGCTGGGAAAGCAGGTCTTTTGGTTTGTTTATTACAGGGGTACCGGAAAGAAGTATCACCATCTCCTTATCCCTGGCTATACCCATGCAAAATTTCGAACTTTGCGCCGATCCGTTTTTAACTCGATGCGATTCGTCTATGATGATGGATTTGAAAATTTGGATTTCAGGCTTGAATTCGATATGTCTAAGGGTCAGCTTTTGCCCCTGGGTATTAGTCAACCTAAGCACAAAGAACTTTTTCAGGCTCTCGAAATTTGTAATGAAAGTATCTACAAGTCCAGCTGCATGAAATTGCGGAAACGTACGCTTGCAGGAATCATCGAGTATCAACGCCCGGTCTCGACCGATGAATTTTTTAAATTCCCGGCGCCAGTTTTCTTTTAAGGTACTCGGACAAATAACAAGGCATGGGTATGCATTTGCTTGGTGAACTGTTGCAATGGCTTGTAATGTTTTTCCAAGCCCCGGCTTATCACCGTTTATAAACCGCTTTAACACAAGTCCCCTGGCGATGCCCTGTTTTTGATAATGATAAGGAACAATACCGGTTGCAAGCTTTAAATCAACAGCCAAATCCGGTAGTGGCGGAATTTCGTACACTTTGTCAACATCCGTGTCTATGGTTTTGTCGCTGAAGTTGAAATTGTATTTTCGTGCAAAATCATCAATATCTGATTTGTATATTGTTGGTACCAACCAAACCTTATTTGCGCCATCCCAGCGCCTCGCGGGTAACTGTTTTACAGCATCAACAAGGTATGGCTGATACCTGAATGATATCACAAAATATTTATCTGATTTTTGAATATTCATCTTTCAGAGAGTTCTTTGATTTTTTGTTCAATGGATTCTTTTCTCTTGAGGTAGGCTTCCTCATGTTTTACCTCGATGCGGGCTGCATCTCCAGCAAAAGCCTCTCTACATACACTTTTCAAAACCGATTGGGTTCCCTTTTCATATGTTACACCATCAGTAGAATTGTGTTGTACGCAATTTAAAACGGCAGTCCGTCATCTTCGATAGTGGCAACTGGTTCTAAAGGTCGTGCCCCTGTTTTTATTGCGATTAAATCGTTTTGATGTTTTACTACACCTTTATTGGCATATTTCTGTTTCCAAAACAAAATATCTCTAAGTTTTGAAACATTGTAATTATACCCATTAAATTCAATCACATCGAATGAAGGTTCGGGTGTAATACGAATGTCTATTTTGGTGTAAAAATTGTCAGTATGGTTTATTCTATACCCAAAATCAAAATCACAATTATCACTTCGAGCTTCCATCCCATTATCTTTAATAATGTGGTCATACTCATCAATTGTAATATCTAAATCGGAGGTTATAAGGCTTCGTTTAAGGTCAACACCTCTAATCATAAGCCCAATACTACCGCCAACGTGCGAAGTTGGATAATCAGATTGAAACTTTCTAATTGCTTCTAATTTGTATTCTATTTTATCGTTCATTATTTTGATTATTAATTGATTAAAAAATAAACTGCGTACAACACTATGTATAGGCAATGTGGGGCTTTGTGGTATATTCATCATTCGTTCTCGTATTAAAGTTTGCACTGGTTCGATAGGGCAGTGCTTCGTAATCCCACACTGCCTATACATTTAACGTTTGATAAACTCCCTGATGATTCTTGTTTCAGCAGGTGTACCTGCAAGTGCTTTGATATTTTCAAACGGTGTTAATTCTGCTTTGAATTCCTGTTCTGTATTACGTTTAAAACTGTAATCACAATTTTTGAGCATCAAAGCAAAGATTGCCACTTTCTCAATCTCAGTAATGGGCGTTTCGATGTCCTGATATTGACTTTCTGACATTAGTTTTCTGAGATCCTCAATGATTTTTTCACTTTTGAGTTCCTCGTTACGTTTCGCTTTTTCTTTGATGGCAATAATATCCTGATTACGAATCGCCTCTTCCGGTGATGAAATATTATTGTTTTTGAATGTAATCAACTTATACATATCATCACTCCAGTGTCCAACAAACCATGCTTTTTTATATTCACCACTTTCAAGACGTGCACTCTCTTTAGCTGCATCCTTTTCATAATATGCCAGTGCTTCTGCCCAGTCTTCATCTGAATAATCTTCATCGCGTTCAGGATATTCTGCAGGACTTTCCCAGTCAATGTGTTTGTAGTTGTTTTCGATAAGCACATGGCCTAATCTCTCAAGCTCATCAATAACTTCGTCTTTTGTGTATCGTCCTTCTCTTTTAACCAGGATATAACCTTCATTTATTTTTTGTAAGGCGGTTTCAAGTCGGTCATGAAATGTTTTATCTTTAAAACATGCAGGTTTGGTACATGTGTTAGATTCATACTCCTGAAATAATGCGCTTACCCCACATCGAAACTCACAGGTTTCACACTCTGTTTTATCAAATTTGGCATTGTCGAGATTTTTAAAATCACTCTGAAGGTACCCACGTATATCTTTTAAAGATTTATCAGTCCAATTTGCCCAGCTTTCAGCATCTTGTGAATATCTTTCTTTAAAGATTTCTTTTTGATAGTCCGGACTTAATTTACAAAGTTCCTGAGCATGGCTGAGTTGCAGTTCTTTTTTATCGAGTAACTCAATAAACTCAGGGATTAGATCATTAAGTTTAATTCTTAACCGGATATAAGAAAGTGATTTTCCAAAGCGTGCAGCCAGTTCTTCAAACGTTGTACCCCGATGATTTAGTTCAGCAAACGCCCGAGCTTCTTCCAGTGGCTCAACATCTTTTCGTTGGAGGTTCTCGGTAATCATAGCATCGAAAGCCTGTTCGTCCGTCATATTGCGGACAATAACCGGTATTTCTGCAAAATCAGCCTCAACACATGCCTTGTATCTTCGAGCACCCATCACAATCTTATAGCATGGTTTTCCCGACAGATACTTTGGCGACTCAACATTCATCGTTGGATATGGACGAACAGTTATAGGTTGGAGTAATCCCTGTTGCTTGATGTTTTCGGCAAGTTCGCTAATAGCTTCTTTATTGAAACTCTTCCGAGGATTCTGCGGGTCATCAAAAATCAACCGGTAATCAATTAATTCAATTTGTGTCATAATTTTTTATTTTAATGATTATACTGCATTTTCCAGCTCGATAGGAATTTCTTTCTCGCCATTTACCGAGATGGTCGCCTTGATACTTTTCTTTCTTCCTCGCTTTTTTGGTGCTTCTTCGCTGCCGATATTGATTTCAGCCGCTACGTCATCTTCATCAAAATTGATTGCTGTCCGCTTGATGGCCGACTTACCCTCGTTCAGGTAAAGCTCCACCTCTTCAATACACTGATCGATTGCCAGCGAAAGATCCTCGCCATACAGGTACTCATCGCCGAAAAATTCGGTCAGCGGGGAAACAAGGTTCAAAATCTTGCCGGTTGAAAGTGTTTTCTGACCAACAAGGATAACCCCGTCACCATCGGCACCATCTGCAAGAGTGAATCCTGTAATTTTCACTTCTTTCTTTTCGCACGCCAGTTCACAGATATTAATCATGTGAGCTGTCAAATTTTCAAAACTTTTCAACAGGTCGTTATGCGCCAGGTAATCGCATTTTTTAACTACCTCGTTTTGTGCCTGGATTTCATTGACCGTTACATATTCGATCAATGTCGCTTCAAGAGTCCTGCCCCGAGTAAGCTTTACTTTTTTAATTTTGATTGTACTCATATTTTTTTAAATAAATCGTTTATAATAGTTCTCAAATTCTTCCCAGTATAAATCTTCCGGCGTGGGTAGCCTTACCCCGAACTCGGCGATTGCATCGGCTTGTACATGGTTTAAAAAATGCGTCATTGCAACTGCATCAAGTTTGCTGGTACCGGTTGTTACCTTTGTTTCTTTTCCGTTAATAATTATTGTTCGACAAAGAAACTTTTCACGATAGTAATCATAGAAATCATCCTTAGTAGCTCCGGTATCCTGCGCAAGGCATGTAAACCACATCCACATCATCGCATTTTGATTGTTACTCCGCTGTTTTACCGTCTTTTTAAGTGTAAGTATATGCTCTCCATTTTTGAGCGTTTGAAAAACGTTTTCAAGTCTTTGCAGCACATACTGTTTACCCAGTATATCCCCATTTTGTTTATTAATTAGAATCGTGTTCATCTCTGCCGGTAATTTTGGTGAATAAAAATCTGTTTAGTATGTTTTAAAATTTTTACTTTCGCCAAACATCATGTACCACCTGAATGATAGTTCCAGATATTTAGATTTTCCATCCTTGTAAAAACTGCTATCCCTGTTAATCGGTATCTTGAATACTCTGAAATTCTTTTTTGAAATACCGATTAAAACGTCCCTTTCACACCCTGCTATATCCATGTACCATGCACGTTGCCTATCGTAATCAAAATATCTGCATGCATCCTCAAATTGCTTTTGTGTTTCGGCTGCGGTGGTTTTTATATCTCCGCCCCATTTCCAGTCTTGTCTCCACAGGTCCCATTTACATCTTGTATTTAAGTGAAATTCATAGCCATTAAAGTTCATATCCAGACGTTCAAACATTTTCTTTTGTCCATCAGCTTTTTCGGCCATTATTCGACAAAATTCATCATCCCAGAATGCCTTTTTCATTTCTTCGGCTTTATGAAAATCTTCCGGAGAAAACACCTCTCCATCAAGAGTATGTTTGAAATAATCTATACGATCAGGTTCCGTTATCATCGCATCAAGCAAAGAACCAAATTTATAAGAATTTGTAGGGTCCGGCATTGGCCTGGGAAAAAGCTGGTTTTTAAGCCAGCTTAAATCCGAGTTAGATACCTCTGTCCTTTGATAATAGGCGTCCATCACTTCGCTTTATATACAGGTTCGTAACTGATTAATGGACTTTCGATGAATTCTTCGTTTTTGAGGGCATAGCTTTCGCAAAAACGTTTAATGCGGTCGAATGTGAATTTTTCAAATTTATCAACCGGCATGGCTTTCCCTTCTTTTTCAAACCAGAATTGAACGAGCAAAAGATACCCTGCATTATTTTTCAGCTTAATCTGATATTTTTCTTTCACGTTTGGGGTTTCTGTCGCCGATATGCTCGCATCAACCATTGCACCGGCAGTAGCTGCACTGGCTGCAATAGCTGCCTCCTCGCGGGCTTTAGCTTCCCGTTCGGACTTTTCCCTTGCCAGGCGTTCCGCTTCTTCCTGCTGGCGTTTTTTTGCTGCCTCCTCGAGCCTGGCTTTTTCTTCTTCTCCGGCTTTAGCTATGGCTTCAAGTTCTGCCTTTTTTGAGGGTAGTTTATCCCTGTATTCCTTCAGGGTAGCGGCTATCTCGCGGCTGTAATGGTCTTTTTTACCTGTAAAATCAGCGTTTAAAACTGAGTTGATGATTTCAACGACTTCCTCATCAGAAGCGTGCTTGATTTCAAAATCAATATACATCACGCCGGGTTTGATTGTATCTGATGGCAGGTCGATCACAGGAAGATCGTATCTTGATTCAAACTTTGTTGATGCGGTTTCGAGCGATTTGTCGGCAGCATCAATATTTTCAAGGGTAAGTTCATTAAAATACTTGATGATGCTGTTTTTCGTTGTATCAATACAGTTGCTAAAATAGTTAGCCGCGAGGACTTCGCAATATCCACGAATCTCAATAAGCTCTTTGTCTTTTTCGAGCTTCACCCTGGATTGTCGTTCTTCTTCCTGCTTAGCCTTCATTTTTTCTGTAGTACAGTCATCACGTAGTTTCTGTGCCTCATCAATTGTAGGTTTCAGCTCGGCTTCCAGAGTGGTGAATTGTTTTTTTACCGCATCAACAATCTGGGTGAAAGGTTTGCGGCGCTCATTCATCGCATCGATGGTTTTCTTTGCTTTAGTGATATATGTTGCCAGTTGAGCATCATACACGTCATTCATGCCTGATTTAGCCAGCTCAATAATCTTGTTGCCTGCATCGATGGCTTTCGTTTTACTCTCTATGTTTTGAGAGAGTATCTCCGGAGCCGTTGCAACGATTTGCTGCAATTGATTTACCTGTAGTAATACGGTCTGCTGCACCGCCGTGTTTTCTTGTGACATAATTTTTATTTTTTTACTGTTTTTAAAATGGATCTGTATCTTCAATAATTATAGCTTGAGCCGGTTTTTCTTTTGCGACTGAGGCTGCTGCAGGAGCAAAACCGCCGTTCACTTCCTTTAATTCTTCCTCGTCAAGTTCGTCGTCGAATGAGACAGATTCACCTACTCTTAATTTGGTGTATGCACGCATGGCGTGTTTGATGGTTTTTGCTTCAAGAAAACCAGGGTCTATACCACCGTTTTCAGAGCTGTAAAGAGAATTTGCCTGCGGGTTCTGTCCTGATTTTGGAATTGAGTATTTTTTCAGACGCTCGATATCATCTTCAAGCAGCCATTTGAAATCAAGCCCATTATTTGGAAGTACGATACACACGTATGCTCCAATAATTTTCTTGGATTTTCGTGGGATACACGGCTTGTAATCAACGATAAGCTCGCCACGCTGGTTTGTCATCGGCTGGAAGTGATCACCCTCGTAGATTACCTGCGGATTGTTCATTCTAATGATTTGTCCCGACATGATTCGCATGTTCAGTTCGCCGTAAGCGGTAATTCTCAAATAAGCGGTGTTTATCCACGCATCAATAAGGTTACCTGACTCGTCCCTCTGACTTGTTTTTGTGCCTCTGGCCTCGAGGTAAGCCTCTGATTTCTGACCGGGCTGAATCGATAAACCCTGTATGGCTATCTCCAAAAATGCAGAATAAAGGGAAATGCCGGTACACTGTTTCAATCTCTCGCTTGCGTTTAACGCCTTTTTAAAATACATCGCCTCACGCTCGAATATCATTTCTGCATCTTCTGCCGTTTTTTTGTGAATCTTCATCATGGTATTGATGAATGATTCCGCTACCTGCAACTGTTCGACAATCGTTGCCTTGTCGGTAACGTTCAGGCTCGTTTCCTTTGAAAATTTTGTTTTGTCCATAAATTCGTGTGTTAAATTTGTTTTTTACCCTGTTCAATCCTGTAATGCGCTAAGCTTTCGGCTTTCCTGCGCTACATCTCCACTTCAACCTTTAGCCTGTTGTTTTCCCTGTACAACTTATCAATCTCTGAAATTTCCCGGCTGGCAAACCTGCCGAGACTGTCACGAAAATAAATCCGAATTTTCTTCGCTTCACCGAATATGTTGAGTTGCGTGTAGGTGTTCATAACAGTTAGTTTAAATAAGGACTAATCACTATCAGTCCAAAATATCTAAGTGTTTGAAGTGCAACAAAAGCGATAAATATCGTTGCTGCAATTGTGTAAAAAATCTTTTCTGTTTTAGTTATTTCTGTTTTCACAATCCTACGTTATAAAATTGTGATTGAAGACTACTATAAGTTTCTTGCATTTCTTTGCGGTCCTGGTCATCTTTTTCTTCCTGTCTTTTTGCATCTACCTCTTCCTCTTCGAGGTCAAGATACCTTTCACAAAGAAGATAGATAAAAACCTTGTTTAGAGCCTCTCTTAAAAGTTCGTTTGGTTTTGCAGGGAAATACCTCTTTTCGCCCCTTACCGGTACACATTCGAAGAATGTTACCACTACTTTTACTTTCATAAAGCCTGAAAGTGAAAACCTAAGGTGATAAAGCATGTTGTTATGCTCAATCTCAATTTCGCTTTCATCTCTACCCCACTCCCAATTTTCAAAATCTTGGGTTGAGGTGAACATGTCCTCGATGTCTGATTGTAGCTCTCTGATAATGTTACTTAGCATAGTGTTTTTTATTAATTGTTATTTTTTGGTTGTTCTTGCATCGATCATGTTTAAATATTTGGCTACACGTGCCTGTTTTAAGTTTTTCCTTTTGCGTGGATTTGGGGCAGGAGCCTCGATCGCTTCCGACAACTCCTGTATAATCCCCTCCAATGAACCTCCAAGTTCAAGTAATCTTTCTGCTGTAATTTTAATTTGTGGTTTCATCATCTTATCTCCTCATCTTCAAGTCGAGTGACTGTTAATATCTTACCCCGATATGTGTACACCACGTTAAAGCCTATCCGGTCTTTTATCCGGGACATTTGTGTTCGGAAATTGTTATACACGTTTTCCTCAATTTCCTTGCGGGTCATTGACTCGGCGTATAAAAGCTTTAAGGCTTCGTTAACCAAGATTTTTACATCGGCACCCTGCTTATTGGTTTCGATGATTTTTTCTATCGTTTTTTCCGTACTCATTTTTTTGTAGTTTTGAATTATTTTCGTTTATTTGTTGTTTCGTTTGAAACATAATGCAAATATACTAACATAAAATAGTACACGCAACACAACTACTAATATATGTTAGTATTTTAATAATTATTAACTTTTGAATTGATTTATGAGAAAAGGTAGTCCCATTAATTCTTTTGGCAGATCTACAATAAAACACGCTCAGCCCAATAGGGGTGGAAGCAAGAGACCTCCAACTTTAGTGATAAAAAATAAATCCATACAACAATGTGGAAAATTAAGTACCAAAACAAAATTTTCTACAAAAATTTATATTAAACAGAATAACGTCATTAAATTAAATAAAAAGTTATATTTAAAAATAATATATTCTGAAATGATTAAATCTAAAAAATTAGCAAATATTCATATTGAAGAGAGTGAAGAAGTAAAATTAAAGAAGTAACTGTATGAAAAACAAACTAACAAGGAGAGATTATCTTCTAAATCGTATATACGAGGAACTTAAGCAAGCTAATACTACTCGACATTATGCTGAATTGCTAATAGATAATCAGGTATTAAATTCTAAACTATTTAACATTGTCATAGCAATGCTTTCATCAAGTGGGGCTATATTATATTTTATAGAAACATATTATGCTTTTGCTGCTACAATTTCTGTTGCAATCGGAACAGTTTTAAATCAATTTTTTCCAGTATTTTTTTAAAAAGTGATGACTTGGCTAAACTGGTTAGATTGCATACTGATTATATTATTTACTCTAACAAAATGCAAAATTTATTTGATGAGGCGAATTCAAATGAAATAAGCGTGAATGAAGCTCAAAATAGATACTCGGAACTTTTTGAAGACAATGCAAAAAAAGCTACGGAAATAAGTAGTTTATTTGGAAAAATCAACAAGAAATTAGACAGAAAAGCATCTGCAATAAGTGATAAGTATTTAGATGATATATATAATCCTAAAACAGAATCAAATGGAGAAAATAGAAATTAAATCAATACCTAATAGAGGTAATTCATCAAGACCGGGAGCTGGTGGAGTAGATCGCCAATCTAATCAACAGCCATCACGAGGCAGTAGTAAGCGGCCTAAATAATCAAGGCCTTGATGGTGATACACTCTCAGCTTTTATTCCATAAGAATTTAATATGCGACTGAGTTTGTAAGCTTCTGTGTCATTTGACATAGTCGGATTATTTCTTCTGTAATCACGTAAGATTGCTGAGATGTTTTTCACATCTTCGGCAGTTAATTTTTTGCGAAAAGTACACATAATGAATAAATTTAAAATTAAACTATATGCTTTTAGTAATTAATGATGAAAAAAAATAAAATTAAATTAACAGAAAATCAGGCTGATGCCATTTTATCTATATGGATTGTATAATGATGCAAATATACTAACATATTTTAGTAACCATACTAAACATATCGAATCGTTATGTTTTTACAAATAATTAACATATAAAAAATAAACATAAATGGATGACATTATAGAAAGGTCTTTAAGAGCTTTAGCAAATACAACACAATCTAACTATAAAATTGCAAAAGCAACCGGGCTGTCCGAAGCGGCTGTAGGAAGATATAAAAACGGAAAGTCTAAACCTACAATTGTTAATGCTAAGGCACTAATACAATATCTTGAAGGCACAATGCTAAGATCGGACACAACTCCCGCTGATGGTGAAAATAAGCAATTCAAATCAGTTCCCCTATTACCTGCCGAAGCTGTAGCTGGATTTCCTGCTTCCGATTTGGATGGTATTGTTTACGCTGATTGTGATCAGTACATGGTTCCGGAGTTCGAGCGTAGCGGCTATGAGTTTGTTATTCGTGTCAGCGGTTCGAGCATGTATCCAAAGTACAGCAACGGCGATATACTGGCATGTAAAAAAATCATCGACATATTGTTTTTCCAGTGGGGAAAGGTATATGTGATAGATAGTTCTCAAGGTGCATTAGTGAAGAGAGTATTTGAGGATGAAGACAATCCAGATAATATTCTACTGGTAAGTGATAATAGAGAAAATTATCCGCCATTTTCAATGCCAAGATCAGACATACGCAGCCTTAGTATTGTGCTGGGGGTTATAAGAATGGAATAATAATTTATAAGTCAAGAATAAGCTAAATCAAACATAATAAAAACTAAAAACACCGCAAAATACAGGCTTTTTATGTGTATAGTGCGGTGTATAAATTTTAAATATATATATCAATTACACTACTAATTTGAATTTTTAATTTATTGATTATCAGTTGTTTAAACAGCACAAAAGGACGTATTTCTTAAATCTCATCCTGCGCACTATAGTTCTAATGATAAATCCAACTATCTATTCGGATTTTTCCAAATATTTGTTTTCGTAGCCTTGATTATCGCTGTTTTATCACCTGCTTGTAACAGAAAATCACCTTTTTCCAACACCCATCTTCCATCAGCATTTACAAAAGCAAGATCATTAGCTTTCAATGCAAAGCTTACTGTTTTAGTTTCATCCGACTGAAGTGTAACTTTATCGAAAGCACGTAATCTTCTAACATCAGGCGTTATGGAAGCCACCAAATCGCTACTGAACAAAAGAACTGATTCTTTTCCTGTTACATTTCCCGTATTTTTCACATCCACACTTACATTTATTATATCTCCGGCAACAAACTCTTTTTTATCTACACTTAAATTAGAATATTCAAATGTAGTGTAACTCAAACCATAGCCAAAAGGATATTGCACTGATGTTTGTGCACCGTAATCATATGCACCTTCCATTTTACCTTCAAGATTTTGACTGGGCTTATGATCGTAAGTAATCAAACCTTGCTCATATTTAGGATAAGTATAAGGTAATTTACCACTTGGGTTAACATCTCCTGCTAAAATATCTGCTAAAGCATCTCCACCGTAATTACTTGGAAGATACAATTGTAATATTGCCTTTGCATCGGGTTCAATTTTACGAATTAAACGCGGACGACCTTCATTCAGTACTAATATAACAGGCTTACCTGTTTTCTGTAATGCTAAAGCTAATGCAGTTTGATTTTCTGATAAAGATAATTCATCTAAATTACCGGGAGTTTCACAATATGAATTTTCACCAACACAAAGAAGTATATAATCAACTCCTGAAGCTGCTGCAACAGCTGCTCCTATTTGTGGTTGTAGTTCTTCGTAATAATTTCCCTTCATGTCGTATTCAACTCCAGGAACATATTTTATGTTATGCTTTCCAAACTTAGCTTGCATTGCTTCAAGAATGGTATTGTATTGCTGAGCAAACTCTTCGGTCTTTTCACCCTGCCACGAATAGCTCCATCCTCCGTTGAGTGTACGCATAGAATTAGCATTCGGTCCGGTAACTAAAATTTTTACACCTATTTTCAGAGGTAAGATATTATTCTCATTCTTGAGTAAAGTAATGGATTCATCTGCAGCAGCTTTCGCTACTAATTCATGCTGTTTACTTCCAAAATCAGGGTATTCATCACGCGACCAATACGGAGTTTCAAACAAGCCTAAGCGGAATTTCAGTCGTAATACACGACGAACAGCATCATCAATTCTTTTTTGGGATACTTCGCCTGACTGAACCAATTCGACCACAGTTGGACAGAATCTAAGATTATAAGGCTCCATCACCATATCAATTCCCGCATTGATAGCTGTTTTTACTGCACTTTTATAATCATCAAACAGATGATCGCGACTAAGCAAGTTTTGAATATCTGCCCAGTCGGTGATAATAACACCATCAAAATTCAAATCTTCTTTAATCCATTCGGTAAGAAGGCGATAGTCGGCATGAGTAGACACACCATTGACCATCAACGATAACGCCTTACCTTCAACAATAGAAGCACGGAAGGGTTCAAAAAACTTCTCACGAAGCTCACTTTCAGAGATTACAGCCGGAGTACGATCTTTACCCGAAACCGGAACACCATAGCCCATATAATGCTTTATACATGCTGCAATACGATCGTTTCCTATTTTGTTTGTATCATCACCCTGAAAACCTTTCACAGCAGCAACAGCCATTTGTGCGTTAAGATAGGCATCCTCTCCAAAACTTTCCCATTGGCGCGACCAGCGAGCATCACGACCAAGATCCATAGTAGGATTGAAAGTCCATGGAATATTACTTGCTCTTGTCTCATATGCCGATATGCGCGAACATTCTTCCATCAATGCTGTATTAAAAGTAGCAGCCATTCCAATTTCTTGCGGAAAGAAAGTACCACCGGCAGTATAAGTAGTTCCATGATTTGAATCAATTCCATATAAAACAGGAACACCTGTTTCTTCTAAAGCTCTTTTTTGAATGATGCTTACAATCTGTTCCCACACCTCTGTAGTACGAGCGCGATTATTAGCTGTATTAAGAATTGAACCGACTTTATACTTACCAACAACAGTATCAAGCATGGCAAAATCAATCTCGAAAGGCTCATCACTGGTGTATAAATCGCCTCCTTTACCAATAACATCAAGTGTGTATTGCGCCATTTGTCCGACTTTTTCCTCCAAAGTCAGTTTAGACATAACACTGTCGATTCTACGTTCGATATTCTTATCGAAATTCGGACTTGTGGTTGTTTTGCTACAACTTGCGAATAGTAATAAAGTTGCAAGTATTACTAAAAGATTTTTTTTAATCATGATGATAAATATGTTTGTTATTTCCATTTAAATGAAGCCACAGTGTTTCCTCCTAATGTATATGAAAAAGATCGGTTATTCCATATTATATCAAAAGTTTTTTGACTTCTATTTGTATTAAATACGACCAAAGAAGTAAATCCATCATGATTTTTAAAAGCAGAGTATATTAACCCTCCATCATTCACTCCTGATGAACCAATTCTCTTAGAACCATATTTCGTTACGGTTGACAGATGAGCTGTAGTATAATAAGTTACATTCCTTGTAATAGCTTTGGTTTGATTATGAATGGTAATAGCTCCCATACACAAATCACATCCACCATCATCAGTGTGAGGATCCCAATTTTGATCGGAAGCAACATTCCATGCTAAAGCAGTTTTTCCCATATTATTTACTGTTCCTAAGATAATCTCTTTCATGTGAAAAGTGAAATCTTTACTGAAATGTCCGTTACCGCCTGTCCATTGCTCCGTAAAATAGACACTTTTCCCCGTTTGATTATAGACAGTAGATAATGCACTGATACTGCCTCCGTAAAGATGAAATGCAGATCCTTCAATATATTGACTTCGTGCTACATATATAGGATATTCTGTGTTATCACAATTATGGTCGTAACCAATCAGTTTAATATATCCATATCCGTTATTTTTCAAAATTGGACCTAAATGATATTCAACAAAATCATACTGATCTTCTTTGCTCATATACATACTGGGCCAATTGTGCTCTGTTAACGGTTCATTTTGTATTGTCATAGAATGAAATACTATACCCAATTTCTCCATTTCCTGGAAATATTTGAGTATATAATTGGCATAGTCGCCAAAATGTTCTTTTTTAAGACTTCCACCGCGTAGTTGTTGCTTTCCATTACCACTGAATGGGGTTTTCATCCATGCCGGAGCACTCCATGGTGAAGCCATAAACTTTATATTAGGATTAATTTGTACCATTTGCTGAAGCACAGGAATCAGATAGTTTAAGTCAGGACCGGCCAAACTAAAAGGTTTATTTTTATCATCCTGATAAGAATAAGCACCTTGTCCTAAATCAGAAGAACCCAATGCAACCCGAACAGTTGCACTTCCCATTCCCTTTTCAACCGAAAACAGCTCTTCTAATATTGCTGTCTGATTTACTTCACTCATCTGTTTAATCACATACGCACTACCTTGTGTCATAGTCCAGCCAAACCCTTCAATAGTTTGATATTCCTGCTCAGAATTGATATTGATTTTAATGGTATTTTGTCCGTTATCGTCTGTAAATTGAATATCAGTCTGCTTCTGAAACAGCTTGGATTTATCAGTTGTGGTCTGCCATGATGTGACAGTTTGGGAGTTGGTAGATAAATATGATAATAAAATAACAAAAGATAGAAATACTAATTTATTTAGCATGTTATATAATTTTAACGCCTTGCCTCATTTCACTTTAATCAAATTGTCAAATAAGACAAGGCGGTTTAATAATATAGAAAGGTTTTACTTGTTTTTTAAAACTACTTCACCAACACCTTTCTTGCATATCCATCAACATTTACGATATACAAACCTTTGTTAAGAGTTTTTGAAGTGTAAACACCGCTTACCATTCCATTTTCAATAATTTTACCACTGATATCAAAGATTGACACCTTACTTTTCACTCCATCAATTACTAAATTATTACCTGAAGTACGAATAGTGAAATAATCATCATATACTTTATTTACACCATCAATAACAACCTTCCATCCCCAAACAGTTATATTAATTGTTGGATTTTCAGGATCATAAGTAACTTGTCTGTTAGGTAAGTCTGCTGTTGGATCAGCTTCTCCTACTTCAGGATGACCCCAGTCCGGTGAATTATATAAACGATATTCGAGGCTCATCAAAAGTCCGGTAGTATATGTAAATGTGCCATCTTCATTTTTAGTCATTTCTTTAGGATTATCCCAGTTCCAACTTGCATTGGGGAAGCTTCCCTGAATCCATACTTGTTTAGTCCCTTCTGGTACAGTTGCGTTAATTGTAATATTTCCAGTTTTATCAGGATCAAATATTGCTTTAAAAGAATTCACTACGAATGTTCCGACAGGATCGCTTTCAGAATATTTCAAATTATCTGCTGTTTGCTCATAATCCCAGCTTGGAC